GCGTCCTGAACCGGTGTTGCGTCCTCCACCGGCATGCCGGCGTCCTCCGCAAACGACATTTCCGGCTCCGGGGTCGGCTCGTAACCGGCCAAGCTGATCACGAACCCCAGCGGGCCCTTCAGCGCCTTCGACGTAGCGCGGGTCTGCGCCATCGAAAGCCTGGCGTAGTCATCCGCGTTCTTCCACGGACCGCTGCGCTCATGCTTAGTGCAAAGCGCGTCAGCGCGGCCAATCACGCGGCCATCCATCGTGCGCGCCTCAACAGTGGCCTTCCAGCCACCGTCAACCTCCTCAGTCTCAGTGCAGACGGCGGTGACCCCAAGCATTGAGCCGAGCAGCTGCCAGCCCTCAACAAGGACGTGGTTCTTGCCCTTGATCTCCTTGTAGAGGTGGCGCTTGGTGATTACGTCGCGCAGCGAGTCAGCGACCCGCGCAGCGCGCTCAACGACCTCAACAGGGTCGTCGGTGTTGAACAAGGTCGATGACGGACTTGCCGCATCGACCGGAACGGCCTGGACGATCTCGCCGCCCGGCTCGTTAGGTTCCTCGGTGGTCATTGGAGCCCTACCTCCTTTGGTCATGCGCCTCGGGTTCGCCCGGGGCGCTTCTTGTTGTCCATGCGTCCGTAGACGCGGTCACCGACAAGGTCGATGACGGTTTTGCCGACCAGCACCGCAATCACGACGATTGCGACCCAGCCGCCCATGACCAGCACCGTGAGGGCGCCGGTTCCGAGTACCTCAATCACTTGGTGCCTCCTGTGATTCGGTTGGCTTCCTGCTGGAAAGCGTTGGCCTGCTCGAGGAGCCGGTGGCGGTCGTGCTCGTTGTCGACCTGGCGTGCTTCGTCGCGGAGCAGGTCGGCGTAGGCAAGGAACCGCGCGGCGTTCTTGTCAACGGTCTTGACGGTCATTGGGTTGTCTCTCCCATCAGTGCGTTTGCGTCGTCGCGTTCACGGACTGCGAGAAGGTGGATCTCGCGGTGCAGGTGATCGAGGAGCGCGAGCTGGTCCGGGGTCAGGGACTGCGGGACCATCGCGGGAAGCTCGTTACAAAGACGCGAAAGGCGCTCGGCGCCGTTCATCTTCATCAGTGCCTGAAGGCGGTGGGTGAATGCGACGGTGCTCATGCCGCGATCTCCAGGTCGGGGTAGAACAGCTCGGTGACCGGGAGCCCGTAGTAGTCAGCGAACTTCACGGCGTGACGGGGCTGCGGTGTGCCGCCTTGCTCGGCGTACTGGTAGACGCGGGTGCTGACGCCGATTGCTTCCGCGATCTGCCTTTGGCTTAGGCCGGCGTCAAGCCGATGCCTGAGAAGTGTCAGATTGCGGTGGTTTGTTTCCGTCCGTGTTTCCACAGTTGGAAAGATACCACAGAACCGGACGGAACTACACAATCCGTGCTAAAGCACCACAATCACGCGGTTTTTTGGCTTGAGTCCGCGTGTATCGTGCCGCCAGTGAGCGACGTACCACGACGCATCAAAGGAGCTCGCGTCATGGCCGGACTGTCACGCGAGCAGCTGGCAAACCGCCTTCAGGTCAGCGCAGAAACCATTCGTCGACGCGAAGCCGGCGAATCACCAATCACCAACGAAGCCCTAACCGCTCTCGCTCAGGTCACCAACGTCCCGATCGGCTGGCTGATCCAAGGCTTCACCGACGAGCAGCTAAATGAGTCGCTTAACGAGGTGCTGGCGCGCCTCGAGCACGCTGACGACCCTGTTGTCCTTCCTGATCCAGACTCGTTGCCCGGAGGCTGATCCGCGCCGACCAGGCGGCTAGGTCAAGGCCGAGGCGTCCTTCGCATCGGCGTGAGTAGGTAAGCATCGCGCCGGCCAGCTCGCGCATGATGGCGATGTCACCTGCTGAAACTTTGGGGCGAGGCTTCAAGCCCCCCCCCCCCCGGAGTTGCTGGTCATCGTGTTCTCCCTTCGCGGTATTGCCGCCGGTCTTCTAGCACGCGAAACACGTAGGTAAAATGCGTAGAATCCCGCAGGAAAGCTTGATTTTGTGCTGCTTTGCAGGGAAAACACGCTGCCAAATCTTTTTTGCCAAATCGCTTGATCACGCGGCCTGAAACGTGAAAAGACCCCCAACGCCCGAAGGCATTGGGGGTCAATGTCACCCGTCCCGGGGTGAAGAAGAACTGCCCGCCCAACGGTGCAGGGATGAAACACCGGGGCGGGCCGCCCGCAGCGGAGCGGGGGCGCGCTCGACGCGCGGACGAACTTAAATCCCGTTGACTTCCTCGACCAGCACCACGGTCCTGGCCGGCGTGCCGTCCTCGGCGTAAACCTTCTTGCCGCTGATCTCAATGATGTGGCGATCATCGGAAATCACGCCGGTTCCGTAGGTGCCGCCGCCCTGGAGGACATCAGCGACGGCGCGCAGGTACTTCTCACAGTCACCGGACCGCGGCCACGAACGCTGCTGCGGGGGCTCGAAGAAGAACGTGCAGGTCACGCGATAAGGCGCTCTGAGCTGCCCGCCTTCATGCTGATCGAGAACCTGACCGTGCGCTGACTTCATCCACGGGCCGACGTGCTTGTTTGCCTCCCGGCTATACGAACGCCCCGTCTTGGCACTGAAACCTTGAACACGGGAGCCCTTTGGAACCGGCTTGCCTTCAATGACGTACTGCTGCTGCCTAAGAATCGCGCACCTGCCGGTAGGCGCTAATCGCGCTGAACGCCTCAACCGTCGCGGCCAACAAGCGACGAAGGTGCATCAGCTCAGCGTCCGCGTCCTCATCATCGCGGCCGGCATCCGCGCGCTTCTCCCACTTCAACATTTCCGCCAGGCAGTACATCCGAAGGTCAGCGATCTCCTCGAGCGCCTCAATGCTGAAATCGCGGCTGCGGAAATCTCGCCACGGCGCATCACCACCCGCGCGACGCTCCGCATACGAGCTCAAGGCGTCACTTACCGGCTTGCGTTCCGCCGGACTTATCCCCCGCACAAACTGACTGGCCTCAAGGGTCAGGAACCGCTCACGAATCAGATCGCGCTTCTCGTTACCCGTTGCCCTCGGCCGATTACACCGCGGACACAGATGCTTTAGCCGCGGGTTGGCGTACTCAATCCCGTCGCCCTCCTCCTGGCATCCATGAACCTTGCAGTAGTCCCAGCCGGTCAGTGTCCCAGCGCCCATCACTAGCCCCCTCATGTGGTCGGTTAAACAAATCCCTCAAAGATGTCGATGCGCGGCTCGGCCTCCAGCGCGCCGTCCGGCATTCCCGGACGCGCAGTGATGTACGCCGTCAACCCCAGCCGCTTCCCCGTCGTGCCCTCAATCGTGAACAGCACAACCAGGCTTCCCTGCTCAAAGGTGGTGCGGACAATCTCCGCGTCAAAGCCCTGCCTACGCAGCGCGGTGAGGATCTGCTCCTCGCTGTTGACGACCCGCATTTACCACGACCTGCCCCTGAACCGCAGCTTGTTGCCGTCCCAGCGCACCAGCTCAATCGTGTGCGACCCGTCCGCCAGCACCGTTGCGACCGCGAAGCCCTGCTGGCTCTTGGGGCGGTTGGCGTAACCAATCGACTTGCCGAGCTCGCGGAGCGTGCCGGCCTCAACCGCATCCAAGTGATAGAGGCTGTCGTTACTCCACCTAGACACCACCGTCGCGCGCTGCTTATGCGTGTGCCCCATGATCACTGAGGCACCGATGCTTTCCGCGTGTTTCTCAGCGCCGTTCTTTACTTGCTTGCCGTGGATGCACACCAGCTGGTCGCTGAGCCAATACTCCGCGTGGTTGTAGTCATCGCCCTCAATCTCCGGTTCGATCAGCTCGCACCCAATCGCGTCAAGGTGAAGGAGGTGGCGAAGGCTGTTGGCGGGGATCTGCTCAGCGCCGGGGATCTCCGCAGGCTTGATGCCGTACAGGCGCTCAGCGCGGCTGAGCAGCTCGGTCTCAAGGCGCCAGTCATGGTTGCCTTTCAGCAACACCATCGGCGCATCACTCGCGGAGCGATAGTCGCTCAGCAGCTCAAACGATGCCTGAATGCAGTCCTGAGCGGATGCCATCCACTTCTGCGCGCCGCTGTCGCGGAACCGGCTGATCGGCGCGTAGTCACCAAGGTCACCCAAGGCAACGATGTCGGTGTGCGCAAACTCCGTGAGGAACCCGCAAACCGCGTCGTGAAGCGCGCTGTCGTGCAGCGGCGCGTGCTGATCGGGTAAGCAGACCGCGACACGATCGGCGCTCAAGGAGCGCCGGCTGCGCCTCACAGCACGCGGCTTTACGTCGACCGCCGGAAACAACCAGGCGGTGTCGACCTTGCGCTGAAGCGTGACCTTCAGCTGCTTAAGAACATCCCCGGTTGGGGAATCCCACTCGTTTAGCGTTGCGGACTTGACCTCCCACTCATCGGGGTTTAGTCCGCGCTCACGCAGCAGCGTGTCGATGTCGCCAAGCTCCACAGAAGGCTTGCTGACGACCTCAGCCAAGTCGCCGTTGACCTTCACTCCAGGGGTCATCTGCGGCGTCTTGGTTCTGGTGCCGGGAGTGAGATCCCGTATGTCCACGCCCAAGTTAAAAGCGCGATCCCTGATGGTGCTGGACGGCTTGCCAAGGTGCTTGGCAACCTTCGCCCAGCTGCCATGCTCAGCGCCGAGCTCACGTAGCTCCTCGGCGCTAAGCGGCTTGTCCTTACTCAGATGGCACCAGCCACCCAAGGCCGAACGCCGCGACCGTACCGATGGCCGCGCCAACATCCCCCGGGATCTCCACGCCGAACTCCTGCGCGATAAAGATCACCAGCACTGAGATCGCTCCGCCGATACCAGCGGCGCTTACTTTCCGTGTGGGCTTCACTTGTGTTCCTTTCATCGGGAAAACCAGCCAAACCGCCTGTACCAGCGGGCCATGCGCAAAACCTTCTCGAACGGGTATCCCTTCCCCGGGTCGCCGTGGTTGCCGCCGGGCTCACCAAGCATTGAGTGAGTGACCACGCCCGGGGAGGCGACGGCGCGACCGAGGACCGCGCCCTGACTGATCGGAATGTTGTACTTCAGCGACCAGAACGCGATCCACCTAGCGGTCGCGCGCAGCTGCTTGTCGCGCATCAGCCAACGCTTCTGCGTGAACCGCGACCACCCGATCTGCTCAACGTTCACGGACACGCCGTTGAACGCCGCGCAAGTCCACGCCTTCTCCCGGTCATCGACCGCGCGAGCGGTGAGCCCCTCCTTGTCGATGATGATGTGGCTTGAAGCCTGCGCCGCGGGGTTATCAAACCACGACAGGACGCCCTTGAGATCCTGTGTGCCGGGGCGGTCGTGACTCTCGGTGGAGTGCAGGACGATCAACCTGACGGCGGTGGTGCGCCCGCTGCGGTTGCGCACGATCCGGGTGATGTGAACTTTTGGCTGCTTGAATCCGCGTCGCACTTAGCGCCTCCACTGCTTGCGTTTGATGAGCTGGCGGCGCGGTGAGCGCCGAAGGTTGATGTGGTGACGCTCACTGCCAGCCGAGTACGGCCGGAAAGCGCTGTAACCGAGTCGGTTAAGGACGCTGAGCAGCTGGTCGGAGTTGGTTACGTCAAGGCCAAGCTGCCACCAAGCCAAAGGTCGGCCGACCGGGCCGCGGTAGGCGACACCATCGGATCGAAGCTCATGCGTTGAGCGGCCGGGAGGATTAGCGGGATTGAACCCGGCCTTCCCGGCAAGCCACCCGGCGTAAAGCGCGGCCTGGCTGAGCTTCCCGTACCGCTCCGGCACACCCTTGCGGCGATCGGCGCTGTTTACTACCCCAGTCCAGCCATGCTTCGCGGCGTCACGAAGCATCAACCGATGCCCGCGAAACAACGGGGTGCCATTCAACGCAACAGTCTGGTCCAGCCGGTTACGACGCTTACTCAACGCTAATCCTTCCGGTCAACGAGCAGCACCAGCCGCACCACCTGGCGGGCCAGCCACTGCAACAGGTATGGGATGGGCTTAGACGAGCCCGAAGTGACTAAGCGCACCGACCGTCACCGCGACGGTGACCCCGGCGGCGACACTGATCATCACCTGACGAACTGGTGCGACGCGTTTCTCCCTGCCCTCAGCGTTCTCCTGGTCGATCTTCTGGCGCTCGCTGAGCCGCGCCTTCTCATCAATCTCTTGGCGCTCCAATGCGGTCACGCGACCGTTGGTTATCCGCGCGAGCTGCTTGATCTCCTCAACGTCCTGCCGAACCTCTTTACGAAAAGCAGTTTGGTGGCTCTCAATGGAGTCCAAGCGGCTTACTACAAGGTTGACAAGGTCAGCGGTCGTCATGATCGTTCTTCCTGCAAGGTCGCGGGTTTTCGGGGGTTTTAGCTGAACCGGTTTTGGCCGAGGACGACGCCGAGGCGCTCGAGGAGCGCTTCAAATCCGGCGCGGCTACTGTCGATGGTGAGGGTGACGCTGTCAGTGTCGGCTTCGTATTGCGCTTCCACTAGGCGCCCGTCGCGGCCGGTGGCGCCAGTGTCAGGGTCGATGCGGTCACCGAAGCGGATTAGCTCACCGGTTCGGAGGAGGAGCTCCTCGGGCTTAACTGGCCGGCCGGTTTTGATTTCGCGGCACGCCTGGTTGCCGGTGAGTTTCGCGCGGCCTTTGAACGGGCTGGTCTTATGCGAAAGAAGCCACTTGTCGGCTATTTGTTGCGCGGCGGGGGTGGTGAGCGTGAAGCTGCTGGCTACCTGTTTGGTGCGTGCAAAGCTGCGGCGCTCAATGATGGTTGGCTGCGCGGCAGCGATGCTAAGTGAGTCAATGTAGAAGAACGCATTACCCCCGGCGCCTGCAAGTGAAAAGATCTGAACCGCGTTACCGCTAAATGATGTAATCGGCGTCCACGCGACTTGAAGCGTCTGCCAAGCGTTGCTATTGAAATATGTGTTCCCAACGGCTATGTTTGTCCAGGGCGACGAATAGTCACCAAACACTAGTCTAAGCGCAGTGGTGTAAAATGGCCCGGCAGCATTTGGCCTTGCCCTAACGGTAAGGGTGTAAGTCACGCCTTTCCTGAAGGTGCCAGTTGTAGCTCCAGTCAAGTAGTAGCTGGCACCATAGCTCAGGTTGTCTGACGCTCCTGTCAGATCCCACCGCAACGAAGCCGGTGACGAATCAAACGTGACCGTGTCGCGCGTAATCGTTGACGAAGCACCCGACAAGCTCCAACCCGATGTGTTAGTCGCAAACGAAGGATTCGTGACGGCTGGTGTTGTCAACGCAGTCGACAACACCCCTGGCTGCTGCGCTTGCGTGCGAGTGACCCGCAACGGTGAGCCATCCGCCTGCGTACCCGTCACCACCACCCCGGAATACACATCCCCACCCGAGTTAGCTGACGAGTCCTCAAACTCCATTCCCGACCAAGCCCCAACCTCAACCTCCGGGCTGCTCGGCTTCGCCCTAAACACCGGGCGCTTCAACACATCAATCTCCGCCTGGTAATCCTCAAACGCATTCACGCCATTCCACATCTCACGCGGCGTCTTCGGATCAGACGGCGCGAGCTCCGGGATACTGAACGTTCCCGCGCTAATCCCCGACTGATCACTACTCAACAACAACGTCGCGCGACTCAGCGCATCCTTCACCACCTGATCAGCCTTCAAGATCGACGTGTTTCCAGACTCGTAAGCGGTATCCGCGAACACCTGGACGTTAGTGATGGTCACCCCATCATCCGCCGTACAAGCCGACCCATACGTGTTGGCGTCGTAAGCCAGAAACAGCCACCTGGAGGGCGTAGTCAACGTCTTGGAATACGTCCCTGACGTTGCCGTCGTGCTAGTTGAAATCGTGTCTAAGGTCGGTGAGCCGCCAGCATCCCCCGACGTGTTACTCGACCCCAAATAGAACGCGCGGTTACCCGAAGCCGCAGCCCGAGCGGTAATCGACCAATCAACCACCACCCTTGACGCGGTGCTGTTCGGGCCAAGATCAAGCACCAACGCAGCACGACCAGCCGGGGAGCTGTCCTTCGGGCAGATCATCGACAACTTCCCGGACTCCGCCGAGACCTGCCACACCGCCAAAAGCGTCGTCAACGTCGCGCTCGGGTCACCACGCCCATCCTTCCAGTCCCCAAGGTTCGTGTGCGCGTAGATCCGCTCATAAAGGTCATCGTCCAGGTGCGCCTGCCAGCCCTCACACTGCACGCTGATAACGCTGTCGGTGCTGTCACGCACCGGGGTCTCAGCCACCCTGCCCGACCACACCAGCCGGCCGCCCACCTCAACCTCAACCGGCGCGAACGCACTGATGTCCGGCCAGATCGCCTTCGGGTCACGACGCAAATCAAACGACGCGGTCTTACTACCCCACTGATCACTGACCAGCTGCACGTTCTCCGGGACAATCCCGCGGGCCCGGTCAGCGCCGCAAGTCTCCCACGCACCATCGAGGGCCTGAACGCGAACAATGACATCCTTTGGCTGCGTGAACCCGTAGGTGCTGACCGGCGGGGTGTACCCACCCTGCCCGTTGAACAGCAGAACAAGGGACACCGAGCTACCTCGTAATCCAGTAGCGCGGCGAGATCAAAAACGTGCCGGTGACGCCAGTGTGCTCCTTCTGCTCCGTAGTCGCATCGGAGGTTGGATCATCAGCAACCAGGCTTGACAACTTCACGAACACGTTCACGTCACCAGGCGGCAACTCAATCGGGGTGCCACCAAGCCCGGAATCCGCGCCGGCGTTCCCGGCAGCTGACGCCACCAGCCCCGACAGATCCGACCGGACCGTTTTGGTGGTGTCGCTCGTTGACACGATGAAATCCGGGAAAGCGGAATCATTAGCGACCCCGCTTTTACTCACCGCCCTAGACCGAGCAGGCACTAGGCACAGGTAGTCAAGGCCAAACGAGCCGCTTGAACCAGTCGACCACGCCGCCGCAACCTTCACATCCCACTTCAAAGGCGTAACCGTGTCCACCGGCATCGTCAGCGTCCCAAGCCGAACAAAACGGAACCTGGTCCCGCTCGAGGGAAGCGTTAGCAGCTTGCCCGCCGACCCGAACTCCGCGCTGTACTGCGAGGCGCCAAACGAGCTGCCGGCGTTCGGCTCAAGGCTCAACGTCAGCTTCGGTGACACTACGGTCGACGCGAGCTCCACCCGCGCCCAAACCTCAACGTCAATCGTGCCCTCAGTGAACTCATCAGGCTGCATTACCGACGGGTCAACCGTCCACAACGCCGATGCGGTCCCAGCACCGGATGTGGTGGCGCGAATGCCGTTGCTGTTGCGAAAGTTGGTGTCGGTGCCGATCGCCGCCCACGTCGTCACCGAGGTGTAGCTCTCCGCGTCCACCGCTCCGAACGGAGCGATTGATCCGGCCATCGGCGTGTCCGGCCGCCTGGTCCACCCAATCAGCGCCCAAATCGGGGCGCTGGTGCCGCCACTGGTTCGCAAGCTGATGTCACACGCCGCCGGAGCGGTCCCGGGAACCGCGGTGCCAAGCGCAACGGTCTCCGGCATCGTTGTGCTGCTGAAGGTCTGCGACTGAATCGGCACCGCATCAGTCACGTCACCGCGAGCGAGCGGCGCAACCGGAACCGACACATCCACAATCATCGTCTTCGTGCCGACGTACTGAACCCACTGATAGCTCAGCTGCCAAGACGCCGGGCCACGAATCTCAAAGTAGGTGCTGGTTCCCGCACCCTCCGGGCGCCACTCAAGGAACGTGTCCAGCGTTGCGCGCTCAAGTACCCCGAGCGCGGACTCCACGTTGGCGTTCACGTTGTCCGCGGTCGACCCGGCAACCATCATCTTCCACTTAACCACCGCGTTCTCATGCGACTCGCTCGCGGCCTGCCCGCCGCCGTAACGACGCGTGCGCTGCGCAAACACCGTCTTTCGTGGCGATGACGTGACCTCAAAGCTGTCACGCACCGAGAAGTAGCTAGTGCCGTCCTCCAGATCCTTCACGAGACCAACAGCCCCGGCCGGGGTGATGGTGACAACGCGGCGCCGGTCAGCCATCAGACACCCACCGACTCACGGCTTGAGGGAACACTGCCCTGATACCCGATGCCACCAACGGTGTAATCCGCCAGGCGCTTAGCTTCCGTCGGGCTCGGCGGGACGTAGGACTGAAACACCAGCGTGTTCCCCGCCCCACCGATCGTTGCGCCAACCAAGCGGTCGATGAACGCTGACTGCGCGTTAATGCGCTCCCGGTTCATCTTCTGCTCGTTCTGCGCCTGCTCATCAGCGGTCGGGCCAGCAGTGTCAGGTGTTCCAGCAGCCTGCCCCGTAAGTGAGGAGATGTCATCACGGGTGCTCTTGAGCTGCCCGGCAAGCTCGGTAATGACGCGCGACGGGCGACCCGACGTGCGCGCCGATTCAAGCATCCCGGCCAGAACACCGGCCTTGCCTTGGAGTGCGGCGAGGTCATCACCTGTGCCCTCAGTTAAAGCAGCGAGGGCAATCGCCGCGTCAAGCGCGTCGATTTGGTTTTGCTCACCATCGGTCAGGCCCGTGTCAACCGGATCAACCTGATAGGTCTCAGCCTTAGTAGAGGCGATCGCGTTACGAATCTCCGAAGCCTTCGCGGAAAGCTCGGTATACCGCTGCGAACCGGGCTTCGTGCGCTTCCTGGCCGCGGTCACACGGCCAAGATGAGTGTTTAGTGCCTTCAGGCGCTTATTGCGCGCCTCCTCCCAAGCCTTCTGCTTACCTTCAATCTGCGCGGTGTCCATCTCCGTGCCAAACCGACCGGCGTTCGTGTCCGAAATCCCGATGCGCCGATCCTCGCGCTCACGGCGCTTCTTGCGCTCCTTAGCGGATTCCTTCTTCTTGCCCTTGCGGCCCTTGGCGTACCCAACCAAGCCCATGTCAGAAGCCATCTCAGCAATCAGCCCAAGCGCGCGGCCGCGATACTTGCTTTCCGTTGGGATCACGTACTCCGTCGGTGAAAGATTCATCACCGTCGGGCCAGTCACCTTGCGGCTGCGGCCTGTCGCCGTGTCGACGATGTACTCAGGGCCGCCACCCTCACCAACCAAGGCGGTCTCCGCGCTACCGGCGCCGCGGCCAGCGGCGTTCCCGGAGATCGCCTGACCGACCCGGCGAACAGTCAACGTCACCGTCTTGCTAGTGATCGCCGCGAGCTCAGATCGAACACGGCTGATCGCCGCCTGCGCTGAACCAGTATCCGCAAGCACGCGCGCAACCTTCCGCGGAATACCAAGCGCCACTAGCTTCTTGATCTTCGACTTAGCATCGCCATCATCCGCCTGGATCTTTGCGACCTTCGGCGCGATCTTGCTGCGCTGAATCTGCTGGATGCTGCTGAGCACATCCTTCTTGTCCGCGATCAGCTTGATGTTTGTGCGGCGAGCCTCAATGCCGCGAAGATTCGCGGTGATCTGATCAATGTTGCTCAGCGCCTGCCGGGCCTGCGGGCCAACAATGCCCCTAAACGGATTGAACTTTCCGCCGATGCTCGAGGCGGTAACCATCGCCTGCACGATTGCGCGAATCGCGCCAAGCACCTTCAGCGAAGCATTTGTAAATCCGCTTCCCCAGGTTTCCGCCATCTTCTCAAACGTCACGCCAGTGGCGAGCGTCTGGACGGTTTCGGAAAGCCGCAGGAACGTGCGGCCAATGTCCGCGACCACGCCGCCGACACCCTCACCGGTTCGCAGCTGGTTGAAGAAATCCGCCAGCCCGTTCGCCGCATCGGTCAGCGCGGGCATCAGCGCGGTGCCGGCCTCAATCTTGAGCGACTCAAACGCTGCGCCGAGGCGCTTGCTGGCGCCCTCGTAGTTGTCCATCTTGTCCGCAGCGACGCGAGCGGCCGACCCGGTCTCAGCATTAGCCGCCGCAAAACCCTTGAGCTTTGCCGGGCCCTGATCAGCGAGCGCCAGCAGCGCGCGCATACCGTCCGTGCCAACCAGGCGCGTGGCGGTAGCAAGTTTCTCCTTCTTGCTCATGCCATCAAACGCGTCACCGAGCTCCTTAGCGATAGCTGGCAGCGGCCTGATCTGCCCCTGCTGATCGAAGAACGCGACACCGAGCTCCTTTGCGGCCTCTTGAGCTCGCTTCGTCGGGTTAGCTAGCTGGATAAGCGCCGTTTTCATCGACGTACCGGCATCTGATCCGCTCTTGAAGCCGTTAGCGGCCATCGCCTCAAGGAACACTGTGGTCTGCGAGAAGTCCAGGCCGGCGGCCTTAGCGGCAGCACCACCCTGCGCCATGCCCTGCGCAAAAAACCCGATGTCAGCGGTCGTGGCGTTCGCGGCGTTTGCAAACGAATCCGCGACCATTGTGGCGTCCTCACCACGCAGCTTGAACAGGTTAAGCGCGTTTGCCACGGTCTCACCAGCGGTCGCCAGGTCCATCCCGCCGGCCTGAGCCATAGCGATTGTGCCCTTCAGCGCCCCAATGGCCTTTTCGCTGGACAGACCGCCCTTAGCGAGCTCGGTCAACGCTTGCGCGGCCTGCGTCGCACCAATCCCGGTGCTCGCACCAAGATCAAGCGCGGCCTTACGCATCGTCGCCATATCCTGCGAGGAGGCGCGGGTTACGGCGCGAAGCTCGCTGATTTGTTTCTCAAACTTCTGCGCGGACTTCACGCTTGAGACCGCGGCAACACCAACCGCGAGCAGCCCGGCAGCAGCACCGGTCTTGGCAGCTGTACCCAGCGCGCCCATCGCCGCAGCCGACCGGCCACTAGACCGGTTGATCTGCGCCTCAGCCGCGCCAGCAGACGCGGCGCTCTTTTTCATCGCCGCGTCAAACTGCGCAAACCCAGTCGGCATAAACTTGCCGCCAAGGACCGCGTAAACGCTGCCAGCCTCAAGCGCCATCAGCTACCCGCCTTTCCACCTGTTCTTGATCCGTTCGTGAAACCCGCGAATCCCGCGCGTGTTACCGCCGCGCCCGTCGTCCTGTAACTCCACGCCGTGAAGGGCAGCCTCAAAACGCTGCTCAGCGTTGCGGGCCTCAACCACCAGGCCAAGCAGCTCGAGCGCCTCATCTACAGGGATGGCGTGGAGGATGTCTCGTCGGCTCCACCCATAGCTTCGAGCGAGCCCGTCAACGACGACAACCCCGAGCCTTCGCTCGGGGTCGTTGCTACCGCGGCTATTGTCAGCGCCCGCCAAACCGCGGTGACCAGCGAGCGCAGTCCTTCCCCCGACCCGGCCCCCGACTTAGAGGCCAGCAGGTCAAGTTTTTCCGCCGTGAGCTTCCTCGCATCCTCCAGATCCAGCTTGCGAAGCTCACCGGCCTTCTCCTCAACAAGCTCGTCAAGGGAACCATCGTCGTATGCCTGCTCGAAATCCCCCTCGGGGATCTCAAGCAACGCAACCAGGCGCAACGCGGCGCCAATGAACGCCGGGGCCGTAGCGACCCCGGCGGCCATCAGAACCTCTTGCGAGCTTGGCTGATCGTACGCGCGCAGCCCACTCGCCTGGACCTCCTCAGCGAGCTGGACTGCGTCTCGTGACTCCTCCTCAATGGCGGCACTGAGGGCGGCCGCAACCTGCGCGGCCTCCTCAGCGTTCAGCTTCCTGTCAGTGCCCTCACGGTGCTTCTCACGGAAAGAATGCATCTTTCCGATGAACAGGTCGGTGTTCTCATCGACCAGCTGCTCGAGAAGGATCATCGCCTGCTCAAAGCGGGCGACGGTCAGTGTGCGGGCTGCCCCCTTAGCAGGCGGCCGCTTGGCCGCCGGCATCAGGCGTAGCTGCTGGACTCGCCGGAAAGAGCAATCACCGTAACGGCGGCGGTCGCACCGTCCTTCAGGCAGCGTCCACCGAGCGTAAGCTCGATCTCGCCGCCCTCCGGGCGCGGGGCAACATCCATCGTTTCCGGGTCGATAGCGACCTTCGGGGTGGTGATCGTCAGGGTGCGATCCGCCGCACGGGTGAACGTCTGCGTCATGTTCGCGTAGAACACGCTGCTGGACGGGTTCGTGCTTGAGGCGGGCGAAGCCGCGTTGTAGACGGCCTTGCGGAACTTCCCGAGCGTGTCATCGGTGACGATGCTCTTAAACGAGCGGGTGATCATGCCCTTGCCTTCAATGAGCTGCAAGGGAGCGACGTTGTCACCGTAGAACGGGGTCATCGCGGTGTCGATCTCCAAGGTGCTCTCGGTGATCTCGTTGATGGTGGTGGAATCGAAGCTGAACGACCCGGTTGCTTCCGTGTGGAAATACGGGTCGCTGCTGTTCTCCGTCTTCGCCGCGTCCGAGGTGAACGTGCGTGCCGCACTGAGGCACTGAATGTCCAGCTCACCGCGGAGAACCTTGTCCGCGAACGTGCTGGTCAGCGTCAGCTTGGCGATCTTGCTGTCGATGAAGCACTCACGCTCCGGGCCGACAGTTGATCCGACCTTCTGCCACCAGGTTGACCAGTGGCCGGACGTGCCGGCGCTGGTGATGGTGTGCGTGTACGGGTCGCTCGATCCGGTGACGGTGTCCACGCCGAGAATCGCGGCGGCGTACAGGCCCGCGTTCTCCGGCTGAAGCTGGAGGGTCAGCGTTCCGACCTCACCGCCAACACTGTCGGTGTAGGTGCTCGGGGAAGCGAATCGCTGCCCGTCGATGTATTCCTGCATGCCGAGCTTCTTGTTCGGCTTGAGGAAACCACCCTCCCACTTCGGCCTGTCAAAGCCAACGGTGGTGGTGGATGCGGTTGCGGCCGAGCCCTTAGCGGACTGCCTGCCGTAGTTGAGAGTCCCGATGCCGGACTCGATAGCGGTTGCCATGTGCTAGTCCTCCTTGGACTGCTTGGGGGTTGACTTCTTCGGCGGGTCGCAGTCCACGTAGCCGGCCAGTGTGCGAAGCACGTTGGCGAGCCCTTCGTGGTTGACCTCGACGATGCGTGTGCCAGGCACGATGCGTGCCCAGTCGCCGTCACCGAGCTTCTGTGCCGGCTCGATGCGGTACGTCTGCGTGCTGTCGATGACCTCGCCGTCAGCCATGACGGGGATCTGGATCGGCACGCCGATGCTGTTGAGCGGTTCGGGTTCACCGGCCTTCGGGTTCGGGACGAGCTTGCCGCCTTGGCGAATGAATGGCGGTGCGAGCCCAACATTGTCGGGCAGCGTTAGGTAAACGCTCACAGGCGTCCTCCTTGGACGTTCTGAAGGCCGCTGCTCCATCGCGGCGGCCGGTTTGGACATAACCCCCGTGCGGGGTGGCGAAAGTCTTGTTAAGCGGTCAGGTTCGCGCGACGTGCGCCGATGCGGTAACTAGCGACCCGGTCGTACGTTTGGACCTCACCATCGGTCGACAACGTCGGGAGGGCCTGCTCAGCGCGCCAAATGTTGCTGTACTCCACAAAGACGCTGTTCATCGTCCAGCCCTTCTTCCCGAACAGATCCCCGGTCGGGTGAAGAAGACCACGAATGGTGCGGTGAACAAGCTTGCCGGGCGCCGCGGTCTTTGACCGCACGATCACGTCAATAAACGCTTCGTCGAGGTACGCCTCCAGGCCGCCGTTCATCGGGGACCCGGTCTGCGTGTCGGTCAACGTGATGGTGGTGGTCTCCACCTTCGCTGCCGTGGCGCTGTAGCTGCCGCGCGGCTTACCCGGCAGGCGCGCACCGTCCCTTGGCTGAATCCAGATGCTTGGAACCGTCGCGGAAGGTGCGGCGTTGGGTAGCTGCCCGACACCTTGGGCGACCAGGTAGGTTTGGAGCTCCTCAACGATGTAGTAGTTGGTGGGCATTAGAAGGCGTCGCGGGCGGCCTGGTTGATGTATTCGCGGTAGATCGGGATCATTTCCAGCAGCGGTCGCTCAATGAACTTGTATGGCCCCATCCGGCTTGTTCCCTCGTGGACGTAGATCGCGTACTCGCTGGATTCTCCACCCGTAGCGACGCGGGCCTCGACGGTATTCCCGCTGACCATCGGGCCCTCAACGTGGATGCTGGCCTTCAATGTGCCAGTGTCGACCGGGGTGATGGCCTGCGAGCGGCCCTGAAGGTCATTAGCGGCCTTCACAACCGCCTCACCAACCGCCTGCTGACCCTTAGCGATCATCGCCGGCAGCCCGATGTAAACGACCTTAGGCACTGATGGCCTCCATTTCCTGACGGAGCTCCTCGATCTCGGTGACGACCGGCTCAATGGTGTGCCGGCAGTTGGGGTGATACGGCGGCAAAGGCACCGAGGAATCCCCAACGGTCTGCCCCTGCCACTCAGTGAGCGAGCCGTCCAGGCTAATCAAGCGCCCCTCAAACGGGCGGCAAATCTGGCAGCTGCTGGCGTGCATTGACACGCGGCAAAGATTCACGCCGTGCGAAGCCATCCGAATCACTTGGCCCTGCACGACCGCCTCGCGGGTAGTGGTCCTGACGACCATCTCGCTGTAGGTGTCCAGCGCCCACTTCTTGTTGGCTCGGTCCACGAACCCGGTGACGCCGTCCTTGAACAGCTTCTTGACCTCCGGGTCTTTGAGCAGGTCGGCGCGTAGGGCGCGTGTGGCGGCCTGCGGTGAGCCATCAGCGCCCAGCAGTGAGCGAACAGCGGCGCGCCTGCCTGCCTTGGCGTAGAAGTCTTCAACGCGGCGACCAACGGTCTGCCTCGCAAACGCGAGGCGCTGCGCCGCGGAGTCCTGAAGAACCTGGATCGCCTCAAGGGACACGCCAGTGAACGAGCGGGGAATGTCAACCTGCCGGCCGATCTGCGCGCCGATAGCGGTGGCGGTCACGCGGCTGCCATCATCGAACGCTTCGCGGACCGCGCGCCTTGCTGCCGGGTCGGTTGCCGCGCCAAGCTGGTCAAGGGCGGCTAGGACCGCGGCGAGCTGAAGCCTTCGGTTGACCGCGTACTCAAGGTTGCCGATCCTGAGCGCCGCTTCCATCTGGCGCATGATCTGACGCTGACTGGCTTTAAACGTTGCGGCGAGCTCGTTGACGATGTCATCGTGCGGGAGGTACTCCGGGCGACGCGCCACTACTCCTCAACCTCCCGGCGGGGCTCCTCAAACTCCAGATTATCCGCGACCGTTCGCAGCAGGCTCGCGGTCACAAACGAAGGATCATCGGTGGTCGTCCACCCGAACGTTGTTTGCCCATCAACCTGGTAGGCGTAGCTGACCGCGAGATACACGTTACGCGCCTCACCTTGACGTTCGTGAATGTTGTCGATCTGCTCAAGGGCGCTAAGGAGCGTCGCGCGAGCGTCGTTGCGGCTCATGCCGGGTCTTCCCGGCGAAGCTCCAATCTGACGCTGTCAGCGACCGTGCCGGCACTGATGATGTCCAGTCCCTTGATGCGGTAGGTGTTCGTTACGGGGGTGGGGTTGCGGCGGTCGATGATGGTGACCTGGACGGCCTGTGCTTCGGCGCCGGATGCGAGGGATTGCAGGACGGGGGCGGCTGCTTCGCCTTGGAGGACGAACGTGTCGAGCTTTAGGTCTTCTTCGCGGTCGGTGCCGGTGCGGCTGATGCGGGGGCGGCGTAGGTATCCGGCGATGCTGCCGGACCATAGGGCGGTGGTGGTGGTGATGTCGCCGTACCGGTCGATGGTGGCGGGCCCGCTAACGGTCGTGATTGTCGCGTTGGTTGCCAATGTGCTCACAGCTTGTACCTCACGATTGCCACCCCGCTACCTCCCGCGCCACCGTCAGTGAAAGCAATTGTTGGTCCCTGACCTGTACCGCCCCCGCCGCCCCCGCCAAAGTTTGCGGTCGCTGCGCCTCCGGTGCCGGTGGTTCCCGATCCAGCGTTTGTGCCGCCGGTTCCCGAGCTGACCCTGAAAGCGCCAGTGTCACTGCCGCCGCCACCACCTGACCCGTAGGTCTGTGAGGCACCTGTGATTGTTGACGCTAGGCCCGCCCCACCGTTGCCGCCGGTTCCTTGCGCTGCATTGGCGCCCACAGCGGAAGCGCCGCCGCCGCCGCCAGCAGCGCGGTAGCCGTCACCTGATGCGTTAGCGAAAGAATTGCCGCCATTGTTCCCTTGGCCGCTGCTGCCGGTGCCAGGCGCGTAAGCGATAACCGCGCCGCCTGTGCCACCACCGCCGCCTGAACCGCCGTTAGAACCCACGGTTCCAGCGCCACCGCCGCCACCACCGCCGGTAGCTGTAAAGCCAAACCCGGTCGTGTTACCGCCGTTACCGCCAGCGGAAACACCTGTGCCAGCGGTACCAGCTGCACCGACGCTCAACGTGTAATTCTGAATCAAGACCGGGGCTCCAGCCGAAAGATCCTGAAGGACACCTCCGCCACCGCCGCCACCACCAGCACCATCACCACCCACACCGCCGCCGCCGCCACCACCAGCAACCAGCAGGTACTCAACATCACCAGGCGCCGTGACCGTCAACGTGTTACTGCCCGTGCTCGTAAAGCTGTGGATGCGATACCCGCCGCTGGTTGTTACCGTCCCACCAGTTGCGTAAGCGCGAGCTCGGCGCGTTGCGAAACCCGAGCCGATCTGCCTAGCGCCAGCCTTCTTGGTGGTGACCTTCACTACGCCAGGTAAAGGAACGTGACGCCGTCACCGCTAACCGTTGAATCAAGGTTGATGTCGGCAAGGTTGTCAATGTCAAGCGTGATGGTGTCACCGGGATTTAGCGGGACGCCTTGACGGGTAGCGAGCGTTGCGACAACCGTTGAGCCACCAACAACCACGATGCCGGTGTTGTCAGTCTCAGCGGTGATCGCCACTTGCTTACACGCTGTGCTCGAGGCAAGCGTCACGCGAGTGCCGGCGGTCGTCACAACCTTGCGGCCATCAGCAATGGTGGTGTTCGCGCTGATCGTCTGCACCGGCAGCGGATTAGAAGTGCTTGCATCCGTGGCGGTGCCATCAGCACCCCACGTCACCTTCACGCGCTGATACTGAGCGCCAGCCACCTCATCAGAAGCAATAACCGCCCCGGAACCAGGCGTGATGTTTACGTTGTCAGGCATCTAGTCCTCATACCCCCACTGGATTAGGTCACGATCAGCCGCAAACGACTGGCTTGCGGTATGCGCCTGCCCCGTCAGCTTCCGCAAGGAGCTGTCGCTAAGCAGGTCAATAACGCGGCTCGGGAACCTCCCGGTCAACGGGCCACTAAACGAAAAATCCGGTCCACTCACAGACCGCCACTGCTGCCCCTCCAAAAGATCCGGCTCGAGGACCATCTTCGCCGTCAGGATCGTAGTTGCCCTACGCACCTTGTTCCACTGCCACGGCTCCACATCACCCTCAATGATCTTCCGGCCCGTAGCGGCACTAGGAACCCAGCCGCCCATCAAGCCATCGACCGCGTCCTCAGCTTCCTCAATGACCTTCTCAGCAGCGGCGTCACTGAGCTGCTGGCTGGTGTAGCCAAGCTCAGTGCGTACCAAAGCAGCGGTGGTGTAGTAAACGGCCAACAGGGCCCTCCAATCAGCGAAACACAAACAACAAAGCGACGGGGGGGAGTCGAACCCCACCCAAGCCCCCAGCCAACAGGCTGGTTCCGGGGCGCCGCGTCACCAATACCTACGAGGCGTTGGTGATGACCGAGAAGGCGCCGTTCACATCGTGAGCGACAAACCCCACACGGGTCTCCCACAGCACCGCAACCTCGTTGCGCTGCCACAGGTTGTGCTGCGTGCCACCGATGTTCACGGTGGCGGTGTCCGACACGCGAGCGGTCAGATCGGTACGGATACCGAGAACCGCCTGCGAGAAGTCACCAACCACGCCGAGCACCTGGCCGGCGCCAGCGGGGAAGCCATCCAGGTTGCTGGAGTAGCTGATGTTCAGCCCGTAAAGGCTGTCCGGTGCCTGCGTGAAACCGGGGTTGTAGACCGGCGTAGCGGTCTCCACGGTCTGACGGGCATCGCGCAGCGCGGCCTTCGCGTCGCTGGCGAGGATGATGCCGTTCGGCATGTAGCCGGCGGCCTCAACGTCCTCCATCGCCTCGGAAACCGACTTGGCGATCGCGTCGCCAGTGGTGCCGAGCTCGTTGGTTGCCGTCGATGCGGTGAGCTCGCTGTCAAACGAGCTGGTGATCGCGGACCCGTTCTCGTAACCGAGAGCGTGAGCGTCGATCTTCTGCGCGAACGCAGCAGCGAGATCCTGATTGATCAGGACACGCGGGTCGTCCTCAGCGTCCTCGAGGAGCTCCTGCGTGTAAACCACGACAGCGGCGAGCTTCTTGACGTTGAGGGTGAGCTGCGAGAACTCAGCACCAGTGACGGGCTTCTCCGCGCCTTCGTCAACGAAGCTGACGGTCGGGCGGCCACCGTACACGGTGTAGAGCTGACGCTTACCGACGAGGGAATCCACGCGGGCAAGCGAAGCGACCGCAGCCTCACGGCGAATGCCGTCGATGAACTGCTGGCCGTACTGCTCCTGGAACAGGAAGCCACCAGCGGCATCCGTTCCAATGTTAAGGGGCGAGTTATTCGCCATGTTTCAGTACCTCACTTGGGTTGATTGACACGGACGACAACCAGGCCCCCGGTGGTTACCCTCCGCGCACCGCGCGGATGGTCTCCAGCAAGCCTTGTGCAGCGTTTAGCTGCGGATCGTCCACTTCCGGGGCCGTGTTGCTCGTCGGGGCAGCCGTACGAACGGGCTGCTCGTTGAGCAGGTAAGGCTCCTGCTTAGCCAGCGCCTTCAGGGAAGCCTCAGCGACCGTGTCATCGACAAGGTCATCGGCGTCCAGTAGGCGATGCGCGACCTGCGGGTTACGAAACCCGAGATCGGAAGCGAGCTTGGTTACGCGGTCGACACGCTCGCGCTCCTCGGCAGCCTTCTCAGCCTGCTCGCGGGCGGTGCGCTCCTCCTCGTATAGCTCCTTATAGCGCCCTTCGGCCTCAGCTTCGGCGCGCTGTTTCTCAGTGAGCTTCGCCTCCAGCTCCGCTGCCTTCTTTTCAGCGGCCCGGAGCTTCCTGCGCTGCTCAGCAAAGGCACGATCAGCGGCCTCTTTGGCCTCGTCGCTGCCCTCAGCATTCACGTCACCATTTGCTTCAGCGTCGTAGATGCCGGCGTCCTGCGTTTCCTCCTGGCTGACAACTTCTTCTTCGGCCATTAGGTGTCTCCTTGCGGCGCGTTTGGTTTAGGTCACCGGTGCGAATCGGTGCGCCCGCCGCCGGGCGTATCCCCCGCACCCCTTGACAGGGCGCGGTGAAGCATTTGTGCCGCCCTTAGCGTGTCCTGCGGGGCGGTAACGGACATCACCGGCTCAGTTTCGATGCGGTGCTTGTCGCGTAGCTCGTAGTAGCTGGCGCGGGCCCGGGCGCGATCAGTGTTCCGATCGTGGGCCTCATGCTCAACGATGATCTTCTTAAAGGTCGGTATCCGCTTGCGTTGCGTCAGGAACGCGGGGTAGTCCCAAAGGACCGGGCCGCCGGGCACCAGGTAGCGCCAGTGACGTTCCCGAACTGTCAGGCCCGGCAAGGCGCGGAAAAACATTGGGTGCGGGTGGGCGATCCCCTTATCCGCGACCATCACGGTGCCAACGTTCAGGTCGAGCTCGTCCTCGAGCATTTCCCGCCACCCGCCTTGGATTTCCTGCACGACGGTGTCGGCGTCAAAGACGTAGAACCAATCAGCGCCCGTCTTGGCGCCAAGCTGAAACAGTGAGGCGCGTTTAGCTACCTCACCGCCCCACTTGCCATCGAAAGGCTCATCGACCTGGTTGATGTGGACCGGGATGCGCGCTGTTCCGCAGGCGTCTTGAATCGCCTTGATTTCATCTTGGGTGCTGCGGTTCTCAGAATGCGGAAACAGGGCGTAGCGCCCGTCCAGACACACCAGCTCATCGAGTAGCGGGGCTGTGCTGGTGATGGTTCGGTGCAGTTTCTCCGGCTGCTCACAGAACCAGCTGAGCAGCCCGACGATCTTCACAGCGGCCGGGCCGGGTTCCCGGCAACGGTGGTGCCGTCCTCAACGTCTTTGACGACCACCGACCCCATACCGACCAGGCAGTGCTCCCCGACTGTGCGCCAGTCCCTAACGAGCGCGCCGGGGGCGATGCGGGTGTAGTCCCCGACCTCAGCTGAGCCGGCGATCATGCTGTGGGCGATGATCAGGCAGTGACGGCCAATGACGGCGTTGTGGGCGATGTGAACAAGGTTGTCGACTTTCGTTCCCTCACCGATGGTGGTGGTGCGGTGGCGGCCCTGATCAACGCAGGTGTTTGAGCCGATGCTGACGTGGGGCTCGAGGAGCACACCCTCGGCGTGTGGGCGGTACTGGTGCTCACCGGTCAGCGTGGTGTCGTACCCGAACCCTGGCGCGCCGATGACGGTGTTGGCGCCGATGGTGCA